CGTTTGTCAAGCCTAAGTAATCATATGCCATCGCTAATTCCTAAAAGAGTAAGTGAGGGCAAGTTGCCCTGCCCCCACTAAGTGATTACTTATGCAAGTGTGTCACGGTCTACTTCGTTAGCAGTCAATGAACCGGGGTCATCAACATCCATGCAGACAGCAAACATGCGGAGTTTACCGCCTGTAGTTGTGCCTGTCATTGCTTGGATTTCAAGGTCAATGGTATCAGAAGCTGAACCAATAAGAACAGGAGTTTGACCTGCCTTAAAAGCGTAATCACCTACTGATGCCCCATCAAAATCAAAGCCATCAACAAAGTTGTCTAGGTCACCGCCAGTAATACCAAAGTCAAAATCTGTGTTGGTTGAAGTACCAGCATGTGCTTCAATTACTTCAAGGCCAGCACACATAATGAGTGTATTAGCTGGAATTGTCAGACCGGGAATTACATCGTTAGCTGCAAGGGCAGAACCCTTATCGGTTACAGCCTGTGCAAAATCCAGTGTTGCTGACAACAGGTACGGTTTGCGACCACGTGCGTCATTACCCCGTTCAACGGAGGTAGTATTATCACCAAGAGCCATAATTTAATCTCCCTTTCTTACACGAGGTTAAACTTAGCGTTCACAAGTGCTTCTGGACGAAGAATCTTGCGACCGTACATGTGCATACCACGAACGATGTCAGCAAAGCTGTCAGGGTCACGATATGTTTCTGTCTTGTTGATTTGCTCTGCAGTAGCAACGGCAGATGAATGTCCAGCAACAATCACACCATAGTTTGATGCATTTGTACCACCTGTAGTACCTGAACCAGTACCGATTGATGGCAGATTGTTTGAAACATACACTTGGAAGCCGTGCAGATTATTTACAACAAGTCCGTTCTGCAGACCTGAACCACCAAAGTCTGAGTTCAGAAGTTTTGAATCTTCATCTTTCAGTACCTCAATGAATACTGGGTCTACAACAAGCCAACGGCCCTGTGTATCAACATTCTGCTGGTCCAGCTTACGAGCCATACGTGCAATAACCATAGTTGGGTTAGCATTACCTGAACCCGGTACGGATGATGCACCCGGCAAACGGGGCTGAATACCAATTGATGAACCTGAAGAGCCGCCAAAGTCGTCTGCTTCCAGTTTCATGCTTGACAGCAGTTCGTCTGAACCTGCAGTGCTTACAGCCTTAGAACCGTTAACAGTTGTGTTAACAGTATCAGCTACACCGTGAATTGCAGACTGCTTGAAACCTGACAAGTAGCCAAGAACGTCTTGGTCAAACTGGTCAGCAAGGCGATAAGCTGCACGGTCACTTGCCAGTTGCTGGAAGTTTACGTGGCTGTGTGCCTCTTCAATATCATCAACCTTAAATGCAAAGTAGTTAGCTTTGTCAATGGTCAGGTTGAAGTCTTCGTCATCAAGGTCTTGCGGTGTGATAGTTGTACCACGAGCGTAAGTCTTGACTGTGATTTCGGGTTCTTTGATAATCTTAACGGAATCACCCATGTTTGCAATTTCACCGAAGTAATCGGAATTAGAAATTGCTTCAGCAACGGCAGACTTGCGGAAAGCAAGCTGCACCTGTTTGCTGTAGATTACAGGTGAAAAATTACCGTTAGGCAGATTACCATACCCACTTGCTGATGCAAATGCCATGATTTTTCTCCTAAGTTAGCATTTTTTCTACAGATGCAAAACTCGCCAGACTAATCAGAGGCTAATTCATTTGGGTGTGTATCTTAGTAAGGTGGCCGCCCTACTATTCAACAGGCCAAACTCGTCAGGTAATCCGTAAGCTGTGCTTGTTTGCTGATTTGTGTGGACATATTGCGCTATACATCCACACTTGGTTACATATAGTTATACTGATTTATAACTATTTGTCAACACTTTTTTATCTGGCAGAACCAGAAATATCATAGATAAACTTTCCTGTGCGGATAGCTTCCATAATTGCGTCAGAGTTCTTCTCATATTCTTGAGGTGACATTCCCTGAACTTGAGACTCTTTTAGATAAGTGGAACTTTCGTCTGCTTGAGGTGCGCTTCTAGCATCTTTAGTGGACACTGCTTCAGCAGCACCTTTATCTTTCTTAGACTTTTTCTCACTTTTTATTCCTCTATCTGCTTTATACAGGTCAATAGCCCGTGCTGCTGACCGTGCATCATTATCGTTTTCGTACAAAGCGTCCTGTACCCACTTAGGCTGTTCGTCAGCCCAGTTATGAAAATCGTCACTATCTCTAATTTCATCAAAGTCAGGATGCAAACGCATTAATTCTGCTTCTGCTTTTTCCTTTGACGCAGATGCTTGCATATCGTCAATTGCTTTCATTCGTTCTTCTAGTGCTGCGCTTTGCTCACTAGCTTTTTTCATAGCAATTGTTTCTACGATTGCTGCTACATCAGGATAGTCTGCTGCCCACTTTTCAATGTCCTCATCGGACTTAGGCAATTTAAACTCATTTTTTGTAGCTGTATCAAGCTGTCGTTTAAGAGTATCAATCTCTTTTTTAAATTCTTCAGCTTGTTTTTGCTGATGCCTACGCAAGTCAGAGTAACGCTTTTTAAATGTTTTTTCTTCTGCATTTGCAGGTTCAGCTTCTTGCTCTTCTTGAGCCTCTTCTTCTACTTCACCACGTTGGGCTTTTTTAAGTTGTTCAAGTTCTTCTTCATCACGCTTAATGCGTTCTTCTTGTGTGTAAGGTTTATTTACAAATGCAACTTTTTTTTCAGGTTGCATGTCTTCTGCCATAATAGCTGCTTCAGCCATCTGTTTCTCCTTTGGGGCTAACCGTAGCCAGTGTTGGGGGGTTAGGTAGCCATTGAGTTATCTAGGATATTATCGTGTTCCTAGTCCACGTTTTTTAGGTTTGCCTGTCACTTTGATTGCGCTTAAATCTGCAATGTTTGAAATTTCAGGTCCAAGCACTTTACCTAAAACTCTAAGTTCTTGTGTTCCAACCATACTGCCAATAATGTCCTTTTCTTCATCGGACAGTTCAGCATAACGGTCTACCATTTCTTGCTTTAGTTCTTCTACTGTTTCAGCCATTACTTTATCTTTCCTACAATATAACAGATAGGTTCAAGTATAGCACGTTCTATTGCACCAATAAAATGTCTCTTACCTCTTTGCTGCATCCATATATCTGCAGTACGTCTACGTGCAATACCCTCAAGAGTTTTTCTAACTGCAATATTATACCACTTTTCATCTGAATACGCAAACCTAATTAGTGGTTTAAATATTCTATGATATCCTTTTTGATATGCAGGGTCTAAACTTTTACTGTGTTTTAGCCAGATTGTTTGGCGGAATGAACCAAAGCCATATGCATTATTCATTGCGGTACATACAATTTTGCTATCACCGCCACCACTATCATCATCACGAGGTGTATTAGTTACAACTGAACCAGAAGAACTGCGAACAGCTTTACCGCTACTGCTTGTTACAGCACTAGATTTTGGATTGCCTGTTTGCTGCCTTGCTTCATTGTCAGCATCTGTTTTATTTGCTGCAGCTTCTCTTGCGGCTGACCTACTATATCCACGATTAGAATAATTACTAAAGTTTCTGTCAAAGTCTTTACCGTAATCATCAAAAGCTGTGCCACCTTCTTGTTCAGCAGCTTCTTCGTCAGCACGTTCTGCAGCAGTTTGTCTAGGTATATCTGCGGTACGTCTTTGTGCTGCGGATACACGAGCAGATGTGTCATCACGTGTTTTTTGTGCCGTATCTCTACGTGCTGCTGTATCTGCAAACTCACCTGCTTGTGTTCTATCTTGTATATCAGATATAATAGACCTTGCAGCAGCAGATTCTGCGGTTTTAGCTTCTGCCGTTTCTGCAGGAGTAAAGACTATTTCTCTGCCTGTTCTATCCATTAAGTTTTGTGTTGCTGGTTTTCCTTCCGCTACACTTTGTAAAAAGTCTATTTTTTCTTGTTCTGATATATCAGCCAAATCTAAAGCAGACTGAATATCTGCAGCTTTTTGTGCCACTTCACCCGCAGCACCTTTTTCTGTAACAAGAGCAGTTTCTACTTTTGTGTCTTCAGCATCTGCCTTTGCAATATTAGCTAGTATCTCTTCTCTAGTACCTAAACCAGCTTCTACCGCAGCATTTATATCTGCATCTGTAATAGTTGCAGGTTTAATTGCACTAGTGTCTGCTCTACCCTCTATTAAATCTTGAATACTTTTTTCGCCCTTAATAGTTTTTAGACCCTCTATACTAGCAGGTGATACACCCATTTGAGATGCAGCTTCAGATATCTCTTCTTTTTTACCCAAACCTAATGACGTAGCAATATTACCTAATATGCCGCCAGCACCGCCTACTTTTTCACCAGAGATGGGGTCAAAGCTGCCACCACTACCATCTGCAATAGTACCATCAACAAGAACTGTACCACGGTCTGGATTGCCTGTAAGTAAACTAGCACCGGGTACTACAAAAGGTAATACAGCTTCAAGTGCATTTTGTTTCTTTGTATAGCCTAACTCTTCGGCAGCTTCCATACGTTTATTTACGGTTTGTTTATATTCTTCTTGTTGTTTTAACTGTTCAGGAGATGGACCTTCATCACCACCTGTTTGTGTAGGTGCTTGATATGTAGGTGTAGTGCTAGGTGTTGTTGGGGCTGCAGCAGCAGGTTTAGTCGCAGAGAAACCTGCAGGAACAGGTATCAATGGATTACCACTTGCGTCCACAGGAACTTGAATAGTCCTACCATCTGCATGATAATATGTTACAGATGTAGGCTGAGTAAATGCAGCAAAGCTGGGTGCAGCGGTAGTCTGCGTTGGGGTAAACTGTTGTGTCGGTGCTTGATATGCTGGCACAGTAGATGGTTGTGTTACAGGCTGTCCAATTTGTGGCTGATAGCCAGCAAACTGAGACTGTTGAAATCCTACATTTGGCGGTGGCACATAACCACCTACTTGGTAGTCTGCAATACCGTCATCTTCCATTTCAAGGTCATCCATGCTAAATGGAACATCATCAGGTAGAGTAGCCT